GGCGCTCAAGACCACGCCGAACCCGGCCTACGTCGAGCTGGTGTCGGAGATCGAGGAAGCCCAGGCGGCGGTCGAGGAGGCCGAGAACGTCGTGCTCGACGCGGAGACGCGCGACGGCGCCGACGCCGACGCGCTCGCCGACGCCGCTGACCTGCACGCTGCGGCGAGGAGCCGCCTGCTGGGGCTCGAGGCCATACAGGCCACGATGCCTCCGGCGCTGGCGCTCGAGCCCGAGCGTCAGGCCTCCGAGGGCATGCTCGCCTGCCAGTGGGCGGACTTCGGGGCCTGCCACCACCACCGGACGCTCTACTCCCGCAAGGACAGCTGTGAGGACTTCGTGCCGCTGCAGAAACTCACGAGAGGGCGGGCCTAAAGGAAAGGCGTGGGTCGCGTTACGCGGCCCCCGCCCTGCCCCGATGTCGTGATGACGTCGTTGGTGGACCCACCCTACCCCCACGGGCCGCAGGCCCGCAAGGAGCAACGATGAGCGATGACGAGAAGACGGTTCCGGTGTCCCTGCCAGTCACCTACCAGCAGGGTGGGACGGGACAGGTGACAGGCCGCACGCAGGCGGCTGTCGTGGACGACTCCATCGATCCCGAAGAGCAGGCGTTCCTCATGTCGACGCACACCGTGTGCGGCATGTGCAAGTACTTCGAGGTCGCCGAGGGCCAGGCGCAGATGAAGGCGCAGCGCTTTCTCGAGCGGCTGGTGCAGGACGACAACTGGCAGGTCAAGCACCTGTGCTCGCCGACGAACCAGCTCGGCCTGTGCGGCGCGCACGACTCGGGTGCCGGAGGCAACCAGACCATGACGGGTCTCATGCATAAGAGCTGTGACCAGTACCGCGCGGACAAGGGCCGCTTCAGCCTGCGCAAGAAGGCGGTCCTGTGACGGCGTGGATCGCGTGGAGCTTGCTCGTCGTCGGGTGGGTCTACTTCATCACGGAGAGCGCGGTCTTCGCCCCCATCCGCATGGGGTTCGCGTCGACCTCCCCGGTGTGCCTCACGTTCATCTATTGCCCTGGCTGCACGGGGTTCTGGGTCGGCGCGCTCCTGGGTAGTTTCGAGGTCTGGCCCATCACGGACACCGCAGGGTTCTGGATCATCGGCTCGAGCGCGATCGCGTCGATGGGGCTGGCCGCGACGTGGAGCAAACTCACCGGCGGCAACAGCGCCTGGACCGCTGAGAGCGCGACAGTCATGCGCGCGCTCGGACTCGAAGAGTGACGAAGAGGAAGCGCGCAAAGCGCGGGAGCAGAAACATGAGTGGAACCCGAGGCGCACTGCCCAAGATCATCGACGAGATCCCTCTCGAGCTGATCACCGAACTCTCGACGAAGTACACCAAGGTCATCGTCAAGGTGATGCGACGGAACGACCGTGGCCACATCGCGACGATCTACCCGCGCGTGAACTTCGAGACCCCGGAGCTGGTGAAGCTCGAGGACTGGTGCCAGACGATGGCCGGCGGGGGCAACTACGAGATCGACGTGCTCGACGAGGCGACGGGCCTGCAGCGTCTGCTGCGGTTCAAGTTCCGCATCGAGGGCGCACCGCGACCGCCGACGTTCCTCGGCGGACCCCAGAATGTGACAGACCAAGGCGCACCACAGCAGGCGCCCGGAGGAGCCCCGATGCCGCAACGACCCCCCGGTGGATACGCGCCACCCCCGCAGCCGTGGGCCCAAGGCCTGCACCCATCCCAGCAGCAGCACTACACCGTGCCGCCGACAGGGTATCGCCCGGCGCCCGGCGCCACCATGGCGAGCGACGCCCTGGCCATGAAGCAGATCGCGAAGCTCGAGGCGGAACTCGCGAAGACGCAGGCCCGCGCGGACGCGGATCGTGCGCGCTCCGAAGAGGACCGCCGCAGGCTCGCGGACCAGGCCCAGCAGGCGCGCGAGCAGGCGACCGCCGAGCGTCACGCTTCTGAGATGGCGAGCTTGCGCGCGCTCATCGAGCAGAACAACGCCAAGCCTGTGGTCGAGCCGAAGGGTATGGCCGACATGGTCGCGGCGATGGCGCCGTTCGTGCCTGTGCTCACTGCGATGGTGACCGGCAAGGCCTCGAGCGGCGACAAGGCGCTCGAGGCTCAGATGAGCGGCGTCAACGCGCTCATGCAGGCCACGATCGCGCAGTCCAACAAGGGCAACGGCATGCAGGAGATGGTGGCCACGTGGCTCCCGATCGCCATGCCGATCATCACCAAGATGATGGACCAGCGTGGACCCGAGGGGCAGGCGGCGCTGTTCCAGGCGATGGCCGAGAACAACCTCAACGGCGTCGCCATGATGGCACAGCTCATCGAGGCGTTCAGCGGTGACAGCGAGGGCAACACGCCGTGGTGGCTCCCGATGGTGAAGGAGACCCTGGGCGGCATGGTCGGCATGACCGAGGCCTACATCAGCTCGGCTGGCGGACTGCCCGGACAGCAGCCCACGCCGAACCTCGCGCCGCCTTCTGGCGCGCTCGCCGGGTACTCCACGCTCGAAGCTCCGGCGCCCGCGCAGGCGCCTCAGCCTGTCGTGCAGGCGGTCTCGGCAGAGGCCGCACCCGAAGCGGACGCGGGCGTCGAAGCCGCCGAAGCGCCGCAGGTCGCGGGACAGGTCTCGCCGCAGTTCAAGCTCATGTTCAAGCTGCTGCCGGTGCACTACCAGACGTACGAGTGGAAGGCGATCCTCGAGGGCATGCACGCCGAGCCGCCGGCACCCGCAGACCAGGTCGCGGGGCTCTTGGCCTCGCACCTGGAGCACCTGATCAGCTTCAACATGCTGCCGCCCCAGCTCGCTGGGATCAAGGCGGAGCCGCGTGCGACGCTCGAGTCCCTGGCGGAGATGATGCCGGTCGCGAAGTCCAACCCGCAGTACACGGTCGAGGTGCTCGACCACGTGCTCACGTTCCTGCGCGAGGACGGCTTCGTCGAGGGCGTGTCCGCGCCCGAGCCCGAGCCCGAGGACATCGACGTCGAGGGCGAAGAGGTTGCGGAGCCCGACGAGGTCGCACAGGCTTCCTGAGCCAGGGCGCCAGCGGCCAACGTAGCCGTGCGCGACCCTGCGAGCATGCCCGAACTCAGGGGAAGTTCCAGGGGAGGGCAGGCCCGCAGACGCGAGCCGGTTTGTCATGAACGTGCCAAACGACGCGCTCCTTTCGGGGGCGCGTCGTTTTTTGTGTCACTGCTGTTGACACCGCCTCACAGGGTGGGCATTGTTGCCTGGCTCGCCGACGCCAGGTCGACGCCCCCTCCAGGGCACTACGTGACGAGAGTCGCGACTGGCATCGGTCGAGCACCGACTAAACCAAACGATTGAACGCCCCCTGGGGCGGCCACAGCACATGAACCTCACCTTCCCCATGCGGGGTTGGATTTGCCTTCGCTGGCTCGACAGCGAGGTCACTCCTGCCTTCGCCGACGCGGTCAACGCGATCATCGAGCTGCCGGGTGCGAGCCTTCGCGAGAAGGTCATCGAGATCCCCAGGTCGATGTGGACGTCGCCTGAGTTCAAGGCGCTGCTGGCCACGACGGAGCACAGCTACCTCAACGTGCGCGGGGAGACTCGCGAGCTGTGGGCGGGTAGCCGCACGCTCTACGCGCACCAAGACGTCGGCGCGCGCTTCCTCGTGCGTGGGCAGGGCGGTCTTCTCGGCGACGAGATGGGCCTCGGCAAGACGTTGACGGCCATCGTCGCAGCCGAGACGCTCACGGCGGAGTTCAAGCCCAAAGCGCCCAAGCTCATCGTGGCCCCAGGCTACACCCGCGACGTGTGGCGCCGTGAGCTGCTGGCGTGCGGCGCCATCACGAGCGACATCGACTTCGCTGCGTGCGCAGGCCGCTCCCCCAAGTACGCGGACTTCAACTGGGATGCGTCCTGGTGGTTCTGTCACTTCGACGTCGCGGCAGCGTGGGCGCCGTTCATCGCCCACAACCGATGCGGCCGACCGCTCGTCGCCGTCGTCGATGAGGTCCACTGGATCAAGAACGGCCGGGCGCAGCGCAGCAAGGGCGTGGCCATCGCGGCGGGCGTCGCACCGTTCCGCATCGGGCTCACGGGCACGCCGATGCCGAACCGCACAGCCGAGCTGTGGCACGTCCTGACCGTGCTGGACGGCACGCGCACCTGGGGCTCGCCCATCGACTTCCGCAGGCGCTACTGCGGCGCGCTGCGCGGCAGCTACGGCTGGGTCGACCACGGCCCGACGCACAGCACCGAGCTGAAGAACCGTCTGGAGCACAGGTACCTGCGCCGAGAGATCGAAGACGCAGGCGTCGACCTCCCGAAGCGCACGCGCACGGTCGTAGACGTCGCGCTGACTGACGCCCAGCAGAAGCGCCACGACAAGCTCGTCACGAAGCTCGGCGGACTCGAGGAGCTGACGCGCGCCATCCGCAGCGGCAGCTTCGGCCAAGACACGCTGCCCATGATGACGAAGCTGCGGCAGCTGACCAGCCAGGCGAAGATCGCTACGACCACAGCCTACGTCGAGAGCCTCGTCGAGCAGGACGAAGACGTCGTCGTGTTCTGTTGGGAGCGCAAGACGGTCGAGACCATCGCCGCCAAGGTGATGAAGTCCTCGACCGCGACCGGGTGGGTCGACCGGGTGATGTTCGTACACGGCGGGCTGAGCCAAGACGAGCGCGACCTCGTCGTCGCAGACTTCCAGCTCTATGGCGGCGTGCTCGTCGCCACCATCGACAGCCTCAAAGAGGGCGTTACGCTCCACAAGGCGCGCTGCATCGTCATGCACGACATGACCTGGGTGCCGTCCGATTTTCTGCAGGCCGAGGCACGTGTGCATCGCATCGGCCAGACCCGCCCCGTGATCTCAAGCTGGGTGCTCGTGAAGGACAGCTTCGACACGCTGCTCGCGAGTGCGCTGCTGATGAAGGGGGCGGAGATCGCCACGTCGCTCGGTATCACCGCAGCGGCTGACGCGGCAGACGAGGTTGGCTTCGCTGCGCTCGCGGGGCCGACTCTCGACGAAACCATCGAGCGGATGTGGGAGCTGTGGGATGCGTAGCTGGCGCCAAAACAACCACTGGGGGCAGTGCCTCGCGTGCAAGCGACCGATCGTCTTCGACAACGACGTGCCGGTAGACGTCATCGTCGACAACTTCATCGTGGTCGGTGTCTTCCGTGAGGCCGTCATCGACGGCATGGCCCTCGCGATTCCCGTGCACCCGTACGTCTGCGGCGACAGCTGCTACGGCGCGGTGCTGCGGGACCTGCCCGAGGGCTACCAGGTCACGGACATCGACGCGGACCTCGACGTTGACGCTCTCGGCGTCGCGAGGCCGTGGCCGTTTTGACCGACGAGGGCTACACGACCTGGCGCGAGGATTTCCTGACGCTCATCGGGCGCACCGACGGGCCTGGGCGCACGTCGCTCGAGCGCATCCGGCGCGACTACGAGAAGTGGGTGAACCTGCCACGCTTCCTCCAAGTCCACGCCAGCGTGGAGTACGAGACGCCGTACCGGGGCGCGCTCGGAGTCGAAGACACGATCCGACACATGGCGGCGCTGATCGAACGCCTGCAGGGCTTGGTCAAGACTGACCTCGACCGTCGCGTCGATGCGGCGGACGCCTCGCGTGCAGCTGTGACGGTGCAGCCGAACGGTGATCGCATCGTCAAGCTCCCCAACCCACAGGTGGCCAAGCGGTGGGCGCGGTACACCTTCACGTCGCTCACGAACGGCGGCTGGGCCGTGCTGTGCCACGTCGGGAACGGCCTGACCCTGGACGGGAAGCCCTTGGAGGGCAGGGAGGTCACGGTCACGCGCCGCGACGGCAGCACCACCGAGGTCAGGCTGCTCGGCCCGGTGCGTCGCGACGACGTCCGTGGCGGGCGGTACCCCGTGCGGTACTTCCGCAGCCTCGACGAAGAGGACGCGCTGCACGACGAAGCAGCTTCAGAGTACGGAACCTACGGCGGACCCCCGGAGCAGTACTAATGGCCTTCAAGATTTACATCGCAGGCGCCTACGCAGACCAAGTCCGAGTCGCGCGCTGCTTCGAGATGGTGCGCAAGGACGGCTGGCTCGAGCTGTCGCACGACTGGCTCACGCTCATCGGGGACAACGAGCCCGAGTGGGAGATGCCGAAGAAGAAGCGGCGCGAACACGCCTTGGCGGACATCGCCCGGCTGGAGGACGCTGACGTCCTGTGGTTCTGCGCGCCTGAGCGTGGCGGTCGTGGCAGCTGGTTCGAGCTGGGGGTCGCCTGGAAGGGCGGCATGCCCATCGTCGGCTCGGGGCCCGGCATGAAGGGCTCGATCTTCTGCGAGATGATCGACGACGAGAACCAGTTCTCGACCGACTGGCATGCGTTCCAGCACCTGATCCTCCGAGCAGTCGAGGCGGCCGCCAAGTGAGCATCGTCAAGCTCACAGTCCCCTCGGTGCTGGCGCCGACACGTCGCCGTGTCGACGACGTGCTCGGCATCGAGGGCGGCGCGTCTGCCGCAGGCAGCAGCTACTGGAAGCGCATCCGTCGCTGTCCGCGTGAGCACGCTCTCGCGCAGATCCTCGTCAAGGACGGCGCGGGCTCCGAGAACCTCGACCTCGGCCTGCTCTTCCATCACGGCATGGAGAACTACTACGACATGATCGCGACGAGTCCCACGGACGTCGGGCTCGCGGAGCAGGCGTGCTGGGAGTCGCTGCAGGCCTTCGAGAGCGAGGAGGGCTACGAGAAGACGTACCCCGAGGTCGAGCGCCTTCTGGCGGCGTACTTCGACCACTACCGAGGCCACGACCAGTGGCGCATCATCGCGGTCGAGGAGACCCTGGAGTACGCCGGGGCCTTCCGGTACACAGCACGCATCGACCTCATCGTCGAGATCAACGGCGGCATGTGGGTCGTCGAGCACAAGACGGCGCGGTCCATCAGCGCCGACCTGCTCAGCGGGTACCAGATGGACATTCAGATTCTCGGGCAGGTGTGGCTGCTTCAGCAGTGCGTCGACCTCGACAAGTACCCGCCCCTCAAGGGCGTGCTCGTCAACATCGTCTCCAAGCACAAGCCGCCGCGCTTCGAGCGCATCGAGGTCATGCCGAGCCGGCACCACCTCGCCGAGTTCGAGAAGAGCATGCTGGCCTGGTCGGCCATCGCGAACACCTACGAGCGCCTCGACTACCCCAAGGCGCTCGGCAACTGCACGGGCCCCGCGCAGTACTTCCGGGTCTGCGACTTCTACGACATTTGCCACGGGCACCCGCTCGAGACTGTGGACGACACGATGGCCTGCGACGCCCCCTACGGCTTCAAGCACCGAGGTGAAGAATGACCACAGCACGCTACAAGATCATGATGGAGCCGGAGGGCATCTTCGCGGTCACGACCGTGGAGGACGCCGGCCGCGAGCTGACCGCCCTCGAGCAGCAGCTGGGTGCCGTGACGGCCAGCCCGGCAAAGACCTTCAGTTACGCCGTCGAGATCGATCTCGCGACGAAGCTGAACGCCGCGCTGCGTGAGGCTGAGCGCTGGGAGGCGCGCGTCAAGACCCTCGAAGCCCGGCTGCAGCGCATCACGGACATCGCAGAAGGACAGAACGATGACTGAACCCAAGAAGCGCACGCTTCGGCGTGTGCGACCCGCACCCGGCGGCGGCTACGAAGTCGCAGCCGCCGCAACCCCCACCCCAACCACGACACCACGTGCACGACGCACGAAGAAAGATGCTCCCATGGCCCGCACGAAGAAGACCCGAAACGCAGTGAAGGATGCCGTCATCCACGGAGGCAAGGTCGCCGCCGTCGACTCCATCGGCGAGGCGCTCCTCGACGGTGCCAAGCTCATCATCGGCGAGGACAACCTCCCCGAGGGCTTCCTCAGCACCAAGCTGGGTCGCGACATCACCAAGGCGGTCATGGCGACGGCCGTGCACGCTGCGACGACGCACGAGGGGCTCAGCGAGTTCATCCCGAAGGAGGACGCGGTCGGTGCGGCGTGCGAGCTGCAGCTCGAGGCCTGCGCTCGCGACCTCATCCAGCCGAACCTGGCCAAGCTGCAGCCCCTGCTCATGAAGCTCGGCCGCCTCGGTGCGCTCGCCGCCGAAAGCGACGACCAGTGAGGATCCAGAACACGAACCAGATTTCCATGCCGTGGACGCATTGGATGATCTACGGCGAGACGGGGTCGGGGAAGACGAAGCTCGCGTCGACCTTTCCCGACCCCCTCTTCCTGGTGCCCGCCAACGAGGGCTCGGAGCTGACGCTGCTCGGCACGGACTTCCCCTTCGTCAAGATCGGTCGCGACGACAACGGCAAGCCCATGGCGGCGCGGCACCACATGGGGCTCGTGCTCGAGACCCTCGAGACCCGGCACGCCAAGATGCTCAAGTGCTACGCAGAGGCTTCAGCCACGGACAGCGACGACGAGCGTGCGGCGCTCGAAGCTGCAGCTGTCGAGGCGTTCCCGTGGCAGACCATCGTGGTCGAGAGCCTCAGCCACTACTGCGACATGCTCGTCGAGGATCTCTCGCGCGGCGGCACGAAATCGATGGACATGCAGGCGTGGGGCGCTCTAGGGTCGCACCTCCGCAGCGTCCACGCGCGGCTCCGCAACTTCGACTGCCACGTCGTCTTCACGGCGCTGGCCAAGCTCGTCGAAGGCGCGTCTGGTGGCGCTGTCGCCGGCAAGCCGAACATCACGGGCCAGATGGCCGACAAGCTCCCCAGCGCCTGCGACGTCATCGGCTACTGCGAGACGATGCCGGGCGGCACCAAGGGCGCACCGCGCATCTTCAGGACGCACTTCGAGAAGTACAAGCAGTTCCCGGCGCGCTCCAGGTTCCCCGGCTTCCCCAAGTTCGCGGACAACTTCACGTTTGCTCAGGTGCAGTCGCACCTCGGGCTCTAACCCCAACCAACACAGAGACGAGAACAACACCATGGGTCAGATCAACTACAGCAAGGGCGACGAGGGCGGCGGCTTCAAGGCGCTTCCCGAGGGCGGCTACGACTTCAAGATCAACAGCGTGGCGCAGACCATGTCCCGCAAGAACAAACCGCAGCTCGAGCTGAGCTGCGAAATCGTCGCGGGCGGCGGCAAGGAGGGTCGCAAGCAGAAGCTCTGGTACTCGCTGACGGCCAACAGCTACTGGAAGCTCAAGCTGCTGCTCGAGGCTCTCGAGATCGAGCGCATCGACACGGGTGCGTTCGACGACGATGGCTTGCCCATCATGGGCTTCGACTCCGATGACCTCGAGGGTCGCGTGCTCTACCTCAACGCCACGACGTACGACTACGAGGGCAAGGAGCGCAACGACTTCACCGACGAGGCGATGAGCGAGTACGACGCTGTCGGACCCGCGCACGAGTCTCAGGACGCGGGAGGCGCCACCGAGGAGCAGCCCGAGACCGAGGCGGCGGACCAGACGCAGAAGACGCCCGCCCGTGGTCGTCGTCCGCGTCCGGCTCCGGCGAGCTGAGCATGGGCCAGGGCAACAACCAGCCGCCCCCGACGGGGCCCAACGCCGCAGAACAGGCGGCGATGGAGCAGGCCATCCTGCAGGGTGCGGACATGGTGGGCATGATGCTCGCCGGCTTCGTCAACATCCCGCCGGAGAGCCTCAAGGCGCTCGCCATCAACTCCGTGCGACACCAGCAGGCCTTGGGGGCTGTCCTCGAGGACGCTGTCGTCCCCGAGAAGCGCGCGGCGAACCCGTACTGGGGTTTCATCCTGCGTCAGCAGGGTGTCGAGGTCGGGCGCGTCATGGTCCCCAAGGACCTCAACGCCTGCAAGGACGCCGCCTCGGTGATGCACCACGCAACGGTCGTGATGCTCGTCTCGACCCCCATCGGTCGAGCGCTGATGCAGGCGGTGGGCATCGAGATCGAGTTCTTCCAGACGAAGAAGCCCGGCCCGCGCCTGCACCTGCCGAGCTGACCACTACGAGCTGAAGCTCCCCCTGGCCCGCCCTCACAAGGGGGCGGGCCTTTCGGGGTGAACCCTCAACCACGAGAGGCCTCGATGGCAAACTTCGCCGGCATCAACGCAGCGCAAGGCACGATACGACTCCCGAACGGAACCCAAGTGGCCCTGAGCGAGTGGCACCACACCGACCGCTGGTCGCGCGTCTACCTGCAACACCGGACGCACCCGCGTGCGTTCAGCTACATCGCGGGGCAGCCCGTACCGGGGGCTGCCACAAGGGCCGACATCACGGACACGAACATGCACCTGTCCGGGGCGATGGCGCCCACAGAAGCGTTCCTCATCGACGGCGTCCGTGTCGACATCGCAGTCGAAGCGGATGTCGACGCAGACATCGACACCGCGCTTCACAGCGTGACGCTCGAGCTGGTGGTCTCAAGCCGCCCCATGTTCACGGCGCGACTCCTGCACGTTTTGGATGTGCGGCGATTCCCGGTCCCGATCCACATTGGCGGCTCGGAGCGCTTCGCTGTGGCCTTCAGCCACGACCTGCCGCCGGGCATGAACGTGGATGTGATGACGACCCTCTCGGGGCAGCACAAGCGCGTGTGCCGCTGATGGGTCGCAACGACAACACGTTGAACACCAACGACGCGGTGCTCACGCCCGAGGACATCTTCCAGGTCGTCATCGACGCCCTGGGCCCCTTCGGCCTCGACGCGGCAGGCAACCCTGACCAGATCGTGCCCGCGCACCAGATCATGCTGCTCGAGGAGTACCGCGAGCGCATGGCGCAGCTGCGCTACGTCCACCCGGCACCGCCAGCTGTGCTGGCCAAGATTCTGTGGGGCGACGCGCTCATCGACTACGAGTCGTGGGCGGGCTACGGCCTCGTCTGGTGCAACCCGCCCTACAGCCGGCTCTACACGGACCGCTGGCTCGCGCGCATGGCGTCAGCTGACGAGTGCGTCGCCTTCCTCCCGGTGCGCACGACGCCTCGCTGGTGGCAAGAGGAGCTGGTGCCTACCGCGCGCGTGATCTGCTTCCTCAACCGCAAGATCGCGCACGTCGGCGAAGACTTCGGCGCACCGTTCCACCAGTGCCTCGCCTACTTCGGCGACCGCCACGACGTCTTCGTCGCGGCCATGCACGCAGCCGACATGGGCTGGTGCGTTGTGCTCGGCGAAGGCGTCACCAACGCGCTCATCGCACACAAGGTGCTGCCCCCCTTCATGCTCGACGACTAGAACCACCAACCCCAGGATACGACATGGTCAAGACCACACCCACGCGAACGAACCGACCCGTCTTCAAGTGGACGCAGCTGCAGCGCGACATTGCCGTCATCCACTCGTACGTCGGGATCCAGCCCGATGGGAAGCTGAACAACTACAGGCTGCCCGAAGTCGTGGTCGGGCGCGCGCCTACCAGCACGACCGTGGGCAGCTTGCTCGGCAAGCTGAAGCGGGCGGTGGGTGACAAGAAGGCTGACGACTGCACGTACGTGTCACACAGGATGTGCCGCGTGTCGGGCGAGACCGAGGGCGATGCCAAGGGCGATGCGGCGTACGCCTCACGCAAGAAGAAGGCCGCGTGCGAGGTGGCTGATCGCGTCTTGCGTGTCGTGGCCGTTGGCCTCGTGGGTTGCCTGCCAACCACGATCCAGACGAGTCGTCACGGCCAACGTACGGCCGAGGCGGCAATGGCTTTGACCAGGAAGCAGGGTAAGGCTGCGATCCACCCGAAGTGGGGCCTCGAGCCGCGCGCAGCCCTTGATGCCGAGCCTGTCGCCGTCCCGACGCCTGCGCCTGCGCGCACCGTGGAGGCGCCACCAGAAGCGGCTGAGGCTGAACCGGAAGCTGCGGAGGGCGGGCACCTGGTGTGGAGCGTGCAGTTCCTGGTCAACGGCCGGGTGCAGATCGCACACGACCTGCCGGGCGCCGCAGCGTGGTCTGCGTTGGTGGACCAAGTCCTCCGTGCCTGATTTCGTCACAGCACACCCCGGACCTGGACACGCCGTGTGCGACGACTGTGGGCTCGCCCCGCAATGCGTCGGCGCACGCGGCAAGCCTGTGCATGGCTCCTACCCTCGCGGCTGGAAGCCTGGCGGCCTCATGATCGTCGGCGAGGGCCCCGACGAGGTCGACGCCTCGCGCAACGTGCCCTTCAGTGGGCCTGACGGCCGGCTGCTCAACGCGCTGCTCGAAGCTGCGGGCACGGACCGCCGCAACGTGTGGGTGACCTACGCGACCATGGGGCGCATGCCGCGCGCGAAGACGAAGCTCAAGGGCGCCAAGGCGCACCTGCACTCACGATACCCGACGGCGCTCTACTCGTGCCTGCCGCGCCTCGAGGCTGAGATCCAGCTCGCCCAGCCTCGCGTCATCGTGACCATGGGCAACGCGCCGCTCATCGCGCTCACCGGCTACGAGGTGACCACGACGAAGAACGTGCACTTCGAGTGCGAGAACCCGGACTGCGGGCCGAAGCGCAAGCTCAACTACCCCTGCCTCGTCTGCGCGAACGGCGCGTGCAGCTGGTACGCCCCGCTGCAGGACCCGGACCCGGACGCGCAGGCCGCTGACCTCAAAGAGCTGTACAGCGGCGCGTGCCCAGACTGCAGCCAGTCGATCAAGCGCATGCGCCCTCGGGCGATGAAGTGCCCCGAGTGCGCGGGCCGCAAGATGCGTCCCCAGGACTTCCTCACGTTCGAGCACGACCACGGGCTCATCGGACGCGACGGCGTCGCGGGCGCGGTCTTCGACACGACGACGCTCTCGAGCCGCCTCGACGAGTTCGGGGTCAAGTACATCGTCCCGACCTACGCGATGAAGTACTGCCGCATGAGCAGCAAGCAGCAGAACACCAAGTTCATCATCGGGCAGTTCGCTGCGGGTGCGGCCCAGCGGCACCTGGAGAAGGCGCGCGACCTGCTGCGTCGCGACGCCAAGTTCGAGGTCGAGGTGCTCGCGACGGACGACCCCAAGGTGGTCGACGACTACATCGCCAAGGCCCCGGCGGACACGCGGTGGGCGCTCGACATCGAGACCGATGGGCGCGAGGGACCATGGGCTGAGAATCTCGGCATCACGTGCCTCGGCATCGCACGCGCCGACAGCCCCGAGGCCCTGGTCATCGACACTCGCGCCATCCGCAACGGCTGGAACGAGGGCAGCCCGCTGATGGACGCGATCCACCGCATCCTGACCAACGGGATGCTGCGCAAGGTGTTCCACAACGGCATCTTCGACCGCACCGTCATGGCGCGGCTGTGGGGCATCGAGACCGAGGGCGTCGTCGGCGACACGATGTACGACCACAACGCCTGCTGGAGTGACGAGGAGCACGGGCTCGGCTTCGTCGCCCACGAGCTGCTCGACGCGCCGCCGTGGAAGGACTCCCGCAAGCCGTGGGGCAAGAAGGGCGACCGCCACGCGCTGAGCGGCTACGACAGCTTCGCGGAGCTGGCCAAGTACAACGCGACAGACACGCGGGCCACAGCGCTCGTCGATGAGCGCCTGCACGGCACCAAGGGTGGCGGCCGAGGCCTGCTCGACAGCGAGAAGGTGCGCCAGGTCGCGGACCTCGATCTCGAGATGAGCAACATCGCCATCGACATGGAGCTGAACGGCCTGCCCGTCGACCTCGAACGCTTCGCCGCCATCGAGAAGGCGCACGTCACCGTGATCGAGCAGGAGCTGGAGATCATGCGCGACATGGTCCGGCGCTCCGGCACGGACTGGAAGCCCACGGGAGCGATGCTGCAGTGGGCCCTGTTCGACCCCCAGGGGCCGCTGAGGCTGCTGCCCACCAAGCTCACCGACGGTGGCGCCTCGGGCATCCAGAAGCCCAGCGCGGCCAAGGACGTGCTCATCCGCATGGCGGACCAGCACCCCTTCATCGGTCACCTGCTGCGCTGGCGGCAGTACGACTACGCCCTGGGGCACTACGTGCGCGGCAAGGGCCTCGCGCCTGCTGAAGACGGCCGCATCCACCCGACGTGGAAGGTCACCGGAGCCCGCACGGGGCGCTGGTCGAGCAGCCCCAACTTCCAGAACTGGCCCAAGGGCGACGGGGTCGACGAGTTCACGAACCTGCGCACGGCCATCGTGGCCCCCAAGGGGCGCAAGCTCGTCGGGGCTGACTACGCGCAGCTCGAGATGCGCATCGTCGCGAGCCTGTCGAACGACCCCGAGCTGATCCGCCGCTGCATCGAAGCGGACGAGTCACGCAAGCTCGAGCCCGACTGGGACCCCCACAGCTTCGTCGCGATGACGAGCTTCGGCTCGGCGTTCCTCGACCTCGACATCACCGACAAGAAGCAGAAGATCAAGCGCAAGGCCCTGCGCGACGTCGCCAAGCGCGTATTCTACGGGCTCGGCTACGGTGCCGGCGCAGCCACCATCCTCGCCTCGATCTACGACTCGGGTGACTACGAGGGCCCGCCGCTCACGACCAAGATCATCGAGGCGGTCATGCGCGGTCTCTTCAAGGCCTTCCCCGGCATCCCGCGCTACCGCAACGGCGCGCTCGAGAGCGCACACGCCCTGCAGATGGTCGTCAGTCCCATCTTCGCGCGTCGTCGCTACTTCCCCCTCGGGGACATCGACGCGACCGTCGCGTACAACTTCCCCATCCAGTCGGCTGCGGCCGACATCATGAGCATGCAGCTCGCGGTGCTCGCCAAGGCCCTGCCCCTGGTCGACCCCTCGGCCATGATCATCGCGCAGGTGCACGACGCCATCTACGTCGAGTGCGACGAGGCCCTCGCGCCGGCTGTCGCCGAGTGCATCACCAACTCGCTGAGCGTGACCCTCGCGCTCGTGCAGGGCGCGGAGCCGATGCCGTACACTGCTGGGGCGGAGATCGCCGACAGCTGGGACAAGGCCGCCTGATGAACAGCAAAGACAAAAGGATACGAACGATGAAGCGCACGAAAAACCGAAAGCAGA